AGCTTCGCTGTTTCTCTACCACCCATATCCACCAATGGTTTCGGCGCATACTTAATTTTCCCAGTCGGTCGGCCAAACACATCGATGACTTCTACGCCTATTTGTTTGCCGTCCTCCATCACCGCTCTCGCCGTATTCAGGGAACTGATATCGACGGGCAGATCACCCAATAGTTTCGTGACTTGCGGGTCAGATATTTTGCCTCCTGTAGCTAAATGCGCCCGTATCGCTCTCACATTATTAGCCTGTCTGGTGGCCGTCGCTTGGGTTCCCACTGTGGTCGCTGCTGACATGGCCGCCAACGTATCGACACCCGGAACTTTCAATGCAGCTTGAAGAATGGCCTCTTTATTGATCGCGCCGTCAATACTGCGCACCGGCAACGATGGGGCGGCAGTTGCTGCCGGGGCATCAAAGCCCAATGTCTTGTCAAGCCAGGACATCGGCCCAGTAGCGGCTGGCAACTTGGGCGCGATAGCGGGCATCCCATACAGGGCACGGGCCAGATTTGCGCTCCGTGCGCGGTTCGACACATCTTCGCGGGTCGCCGCCCGTTCCGCTGCGCCCTGGAACCCGGCTCCTACCAAGCCTTGAGCCAGACGCGCCCAGTTTGGGTTGGAATAGGGAGTAACGGAAGCCCCCATCGGGGTCACGGTTTTGCCGATGATGTCGGCGTAGCGCCGTAACTGCGCAGCCCTATCTATAGGAGTGTAAGCCATCTAGTTAGGCCTCCTTAATAAGCCTGCACCAAGGGTGCCCAAGAAGCCCAGACCTGCACCCTGCTGGGCCACCTGACCCTGGAAGCGGGCCAGCTGATCGGCTTGCCCAGCGGAAGCCAGTGCGCCCAGATCAACGGGGGCCGGGGCCGCAACCGGGGAAACACGGGGCGGTCCAATCGCCGCTGCCTGGGTGAATGGCGTGGTGCCGGTAATCAGCCCCGCCGCTTCCGACAGCGGCAACTGGCGCAAGCGGACGGCTTCCGCAATCTCACGGTCTCTGGCTTCGCGGTCCAGCGCAACTTGTTGCTGGCCTTCTGCGATCAGCTGCTGCCGCTGTCGCTGGGCGACATCGTATTCGGTGCCGATCTCGCCTAGCTGCTGGCCGCGTCCCGTCAGGATATTGCCCAGAATATTGCTCTGCAATGTCTGGCCCTGGAAGACCGACTGGCTTGCCAGATCACTCAGGGCATCGGCCTTGCCCTGCCGGAACAGGCGGAACTCCTCGATATAGGCGTCCGAGTTTTCGGGAATGCCGGAATTGATCAGCTGGGTCCGTAAGCGCCGTTCGGCCCGGTCGAATTGCGGATTGAGCCGCGAGATAGCACGGCTGTAGAATTCATTGGCGGCGTCGGTGGTATAGGCGTCCAGCCCCGCATAGCTGGGCAGCTGATAGCTGGCGGCAGAGGTGTCATAGGTCGGCTGCGCCCCGATGGCACCGTAATCAAAGCGGGTCGGTTCCGCCTGGAAGCCGGAAACATCCAGCGGCCCGGTCGGCACCTGACCCAGACGACCCGCCGCGAGGTCTTGAATACGCCCCTGGATACCGGCTTCGCCCGCTCGCAGGCCCTCGTATGGCTGGGCCAGGGTCTGGGTCGCCAGATACTGATCCGGCGCGGTCTCGCGAAAAGTCGTGGTCGTATAAGGCGTCACCACATCGGGCCGCGCCAGCCGTGCGCCGACCCTGGCAGTTTCTAGGTTGGTCGCTGCCTGTTGCTGACCGATGGCCCCGAAGTCTACGGGCGGCGGCGGTTCCGGGCTGCTGAAAATATCCCTAATGAAGCCCATGACAGTCCAGCTCCTTTCTTAAAAGAACAGCGGTGCGCCGATAGCCCTGCAAAACCCGCTCCCAGCCGGGGCGGCCTATGATCTCGACGCTGTCGAAATCGTGGCTCCGAGCGTAATCGCAGATGTCTTTCTCAATATCCAATAGCTCATCCAGGTCGCCGCCAGCAAGGCCAATCCGTAACGAACGGCCAAAAGCACAAGTGACGGCGGCGGAATGCTCACTGATGAAAAGCTGGAAGTCGCCATTGGCGATACCGTTTTCCACCTCGTTGCGGGAGACGTTTTCAAATGCAACGGTAGCCGGTGCCAGCAAATCCCAGACATGGTCCCTCAGCATCAGAAACCTCCCTGGCCCGGTTCGAAACGAACATCGGTCGCCAGCCAACGAACGGACTGGCTATCGGTCATGGTTCTAATCCGAACAGCGGCGTTCCAGCCGATTGCAGCTACAGACAGCCAGTCTAATTGAGTATTAATTGGCCCCGCCCAAGGCGTCGTATCCCAAGGCGACGTATCCCACGACGAGGTTCCAGAGGTGGTGGCCGAAGGCACCAGGGTCGAAGTTCCGTCGCGGTAATCCACGTCAAACCCGATGGAGATTTCCAAAGCGGAATCCGACGCCATGACCGGTCGGATGGCCGTGTAGCGGGTCGGCCCCTTTCGCTCTCCAAAATAAATGAACGCCGTCTTGGCGGTAGCTTGGATAGCCGTGCCAGAATCGTCAGTTCCGGTGTCAGCCTTGTGAACCTTGGTGTTACCGCCAAAATACAAATCACTGTCGAATACCGTCCAGGTGTAGGCGTTCTGATCGCGGAACCGCGCCCACGCGCCGGTCTCCAGGTTGACCACATACTGAACAAACTCGCCGCTGGTCGAGGCGGGGGCATTGAATAAGCCATAGCCGCCACGCGGGTAAAGCTCACCCTCCCAGCCGAATACACTTCGATAGCTGACCACGGACTCATTATAGGTCAGGCTGATCTTGTCGCTGATGGCGCGGTTGGGCGCGGCCTCGCCCGTCCCCAGAACCTGGGTCATGGGCAAGATGCCGTTCTCGGTTATCAGATAGCAGTCGGAGCCGACATTGAGAATGCAGCGGCGGCCAATGGGTCGGCCCACGCGGTAGACGCCCACCAACGACCACAAACTCGCATCCGCAGGGTCGGTCCCGGCGTACATGGCAATCTCGCCCTGATCGGTCCAGAACAAGGCGTTATCCTCCGGCCCTGCGCCGCCGTCCCGCGTCCAGGTGCCAATGGCTTGAATTTGCCCACCAAGAGAATATACGCTGCCCAGATCGAACTCGGCCACGGTCCCGGCCACCGCATTAATCGGCAGAAAGCCAAACGTCAGGGAATCGTTGAAAACGAAAAACAACCGCTCCTTGAAGCTCTCCACGCTGACTATATCCGTCGCCGTCACACCACTCAAAGTAGGGGTGGCCCAGGCAGAGCCATTCCAGTGCCGGGGCGCATCCTCGCCGTTGCAAATGAATAGAAACGAACCGCCCGACGTAGTGATGTTGACCCATTGAAACTGCGCGTTTGATAGTGACGTTATGACGGCAGAGCCCACGGCACCGGCAGAGGTGACATCGTAGACGGCGGTGCCGGAAGCGGCGAACATGGTGTTAGCGGTCCCGGAATTATAAACCATCAGCGACTGCACGGTGGACGGCAGGCCGGTGACGTGATCTTCATAGCCGTTACGCACCTGAACGTGGGAGCGGGCCGGGAAGAAGTTGTCCAGCCGGATCGCATCGGTTGGAGGCAGCATATCCACGGAGTCGCGGGTGTTCAGGCCGCCCATCGGAGCGGGAATCGTGGCGTTGGCCCCGGTGATGCGTATTGGTGCTAGGCCCATCTCATCATCTCACTAGGCAAAGGTATTTCTTGGATAGGGCTGAATTTCATAAACGCCATCACCCGATCTTTCGGGGAAATTCTTTCCGTATAACGGGCCAAATGCGGTGACCCCTTCCGTTGGACGGCCCGTCCGCTGCAAGCCGCTGATGATATTGGCGAGTATTCTTCGCCGCGTTTCATCGTCTACATCCGCGAATGTACGCGCCGTTGGTGGTGGCGCTGCATCCGTATCGGTAGTGATTGGCGGCACGATTTCTATATCCGGGGCACCCCCGTCCACTTCGCCTGCATCATCAAACCCGGCTGATTCTTCCGTCCCTATAATTCCCGACAGTGCATCTGCAACGGCTTGCTGTCCTTCCGATAGCGCTTGACCTATCGGGTCAGTGATGGGGCTGAAGAAATCTCCAATGCCGGTGCGAACACCCGCCAACGCATCGCTCAATGCGCTGACTCCGGGGATGGAGCGCACGGCGGGAATATTCATCAAGCCCTTGTCTTCGATCATCCCCGCCAGAAATGCCGTAAAGCCGACGGTTCCCGGCAGAAATCCCGCCAGCCCGATCACCGCATTGGTGATGGTCGGGTTGAGCTGGGCGAATACCTGGGAGGCCAATATGCTGGCCTCGGACGGTTGCGGATTGTTGATGGCGTACCCTTGATGGTCTTGGGCATTCAGGGCATTAATCATGCCAACTGTTACCCCGGTTGGGATGCCCTGCTCTTTATTTTGCTGGGCTACTTCCGAAAGACTTCCCCAGCTTGTCGCGGGCGACCATCGTCCTTGTGCAAAAGCATTTTGCCCAATCGGCTGAGAGACTTGACTTAGTGCATTTTCTGTCAAAAACCCATTTTCGTCTATGGTGTCAGTGGCTTGTGTGAAGGAGGTCGTTATCGCCTCTTCTTCAAAAAGATCCATTTCATCCTGTAAGGCTTGTCTGGCTTGAGCCTGTGCTTGAGTGCCAGCATCTGTGGTGTCGCCAGAATAAGGAGTTTGGTCTTGTTCCAGCGATTCCTCAAAAAAGGATTCGGTTCCCGGTTCGGAAATGGTGCCAGTGAAGCCAGGAACTGCTGGCGATGTCACATTA